GACGGTTTCTTTGTTTGGCTGTTCGCACACGGCTATAGGGTAGCCTAGGCCATTCTTTCAACTGTGGCCATAACTGGAGAACCTGTTTGTTGGTTAGCCCAAGATCGTCTTGGATTGACTGAATTACTCTAATTGTAGAAGAGTGTCCGTTTATGATTAGAGACAAATTTCTAATATCAACTTCAAAAGCCATTGCGGCTCTTCCTATTCCTAGATGCCTTCTCCGAAGTGTGTTTTTTAGAATTTTATGATTTGTGATCTCTTTTGGGTCAAACTCGAAACCTTTTTTTAGTTTCTCGAATTCTACTGCAATTTTAAATTGACGCATTTGATAGTTCCCTTACTTTGATTTAAAAGTGAAATTATTTCCGTTTTCATCATAAAAAGTAGTTTACGATAAAAGTTACCTTAGTAACTTCCGAATGGAAATTATTTCCTTTTTCATCATAAATTACCGATTGGAAATTGTCAATTAAAAAAGTTACCAAACGGTAATTTTTTTCTGTTTTTTAAGGATTTTTTTATGCAACAAAGCGACAGGCTTCGATTAATACTCAAAATAAAAAAAATAAAACAAACTGAAATGGCTGTTTTTGGAAACGTTACTCCTGCAACAATTAGCCGTTATTTATCTGGTAGGCAATTGGATATTGATTTTGTAATTTCGTTATACAATAAACTCAACGTAAACCCCACTTGGCTCTTAACCGGAGAGGGTGAAATGTTTTTAGGTAGATCTGGAAATTCCAATATAGGCAATAACTATGGCAATGGCAGTATTGGCAATATCACTATTAATTCTAACAATTCGCATACGCAAACGGTTGTTTTGACTGATGAAGAGCTTGAATTGGTAAAGAGCTATCGAGAAAAACAGTTTAAGCAAATCATGAAAAAAATTGCAAATATGCTGTGTTTTTGGAGATAAGAAAAGCGGTAAGCGAGAAGCGGTAAGCGAGAATTAGAAAATTTTTTACGCTATTTCTTGGATGCTTGTTTTCCGGATAGAGTATTTAAAGAGTCTTTGAGCCTTCCCAATACTTTTTCCAATCGGGAAATTTCTCGGTTATCAATGGCTTTAGATGAGATTGGTTTAGACCCTGTTCCAGTTGTGAAATTGTTACCAGTGGATCTTCGGGATGCTCTTGAAAATCAGATTCTTCGGAACTTGTATCTTTTCGAGGTATGTAAAGATAAGAATTTACGGTATCCCGATTCTGTTGAGGTTGCGTTGACGCTTCCGATAGGTTTTCTTTTTCAGGTAAATCATTTGGATTCATTGTTCTGATCCTTGATTTCTACTATTGCAGATTTTGAAATTCTGGTTTCTGCAAATTTTAAGCCTTTTAAATCTTCCTCCATTGAAATTTGTGTCAATGGTATTTCTTCTGTTGTTATGTATTTTATTTTCATAGCGTTATCCTTTGGCTAAGTTGTGTTTCTGGAGATAATCTTTAAATCTTGGAATCTTGAAATTTTCTAATTTCAAGATTCCAAGTTATAATGCTTTTTCGCTTTTGTCGGTTGCCTCGTTTAGAGGATTGCGACTTGTGCTGGTTACTTAGTTTATGGTCTCTTTCTATTTGATTTAGTAGGAATCGCCCCGACTCGTGTAGAGAGTATTGCGACTTTTTTACCCTATCGTCATAGCTATTGTAGAACTGTTTGCAGGAATCGTCCGACTCGTTTGAGAGTATTGCGACCCTTTAAATTGTCCACCTACGTCTATTTTTAGGACCTTTGTAGGAATCGCCCGACTCGTTTGAGAGTATTTTAGGTGTTGGGTGTTGGCTTAACTTGTTTAACAAGCTTACTGTAGCTTCTTGTTTCATTGGTTCTCCTTTTTGGGACGCATTGCAATGCGTCTTTACGGTTTATTATCTGTATGTTGTTTGTTTTTGATTAGGTCGTTATTTCCGATGTCGGTTCTTTGGTTTGCTTTTGTCCCTGAGACTGTCCTTTAGGATAGTAAAAAATGACGTTTTAACCTGTTTCCTAGCGTTTCCAGTGTGTAAAGTAGGGTTATGAGTCGTTAATCTTTAAATCTTCTAATCTTTAAATCTTCTAATCTTTAAATTTGAAGATTCCAAGTTTTAAAAATTCCTCTATTATAAATATTTACTTTTGTTCTCGACCAGAATGGTCGAGTTACTTTCCTCAAAATTCAAGATTTAAAGATTTCAAGTTTCAAAGATTCCTCTATCGGAAATATCGACGTTATTCGATTGGTGTCTGTTGACGAATTGTATTGCATGAATGGCAATGAAGATTTGTATTTAGACCCTGATAGACAATGGGGTTTCTGTAAACTAAGACTGAATCGAAATTTAATCACTACGTTGGAAAAACCAAACAATTCTGGATCGAATATCATTGAGACAGAAGACAGCTTGATTGTTCCGTTTAGGATGTTATCTAAGACTTTAATAGAAGGTCATTGGATTGACTTCACGCGGGATGGTGTTTTGGAAAGTGCAGTTGGAAAATTTAATACTGTTACTATATACTCTGACCATAGTACGTCTGTGCGTAATTGGGTTGGAGTTGCGATCAATGCACGGTTTGTTTCTGGAAACCCTGATGGAATTAATGCGGATTTCAAAATAGATAAAATCAAAGAACCTATGATAGTGAGAGGGCTAAAGTTAGAACCTCCAGCTATACACAGTTGTTCTGTTGGCATAGGTTTTGATTATGAAAAGTCTCATCCCGAATTTAAAAGTTGGGAATTTCACAATAGGCTCGGTGAAGAGTTTAACGGTTCTATCGTTCGTAGGATTGTAACTAAGATTACTGATGTGGATGAAGTTTCTCTCGTTTATGCAGGTGCGGATCCGAATGCCAAAAAACTTTTTAAGGGATGGTCGTTGAAAGACATGGATATTGATAAGGATAAATTGAATAAAGTTCTTTTGTTCTTTGGTCTTGATTCTAGTATTGACTTTAATTCTAACTTGGAGAGTATTTCAAAAGTTTTAACTACTTTACAATCGGAAAATAAACGTTTGGAAAATTCAGTTAAGGAATTGGAAACTCAGTTAGAGTCGGGTAAAAAATTTATCGAATTAGGAAAGGCTAATGAAAGAGAAATCAGAGAGCAGAGTCTCAAAAACTATCGTGCATTCGCAATGGAAAATGCGGATGAAAAAATTGTTCAGCTTTTGGAAAAAGGAGAGATCGAAACCGTTAGATCACTCGGCTTGGATTACAAACAAAGGCTCGAAGAACGGTTCCGTTTGAATGCGAATGGTGTTCGGCAGTCTTCCGTTGGTGTAAGTGTAGATGGTGTAAGTGCTGTTGTGGATTTTGATAGTTTTAGAGTTTAGGAGTTGGGGAGTTATGGAGTTTGGGAGTTGGATAACTACTCAAATAAATTATTATAAGGAGAATTTTTTATGCAAGGTTTTGGTTTAGATGTTTTGGGGTTGATTCAACCTTTGATTTTACCTATGGTGTTTAACGGTACTTTAGCAGATACTCATATTGGTAAGCCGGTGAAGTTGTCTGGCAATGGCACTGTTAGTTTGTGTGCTGATACCAATCTGTTTTTTGGCTTGATTGCTACTGTTGAAAAGGCATCGAATGTTGCCGGTGTTCAGATTGCGGGTTCTTTTGAGGCTTCGTATTCTGGGACAGATTTAGTTGTCGGTGATAACTTTGCAGTGAGTGATGCCGATGGCAAGTTGAAAGGTGCAGTTGCTGGAACGGTTATTACTGTGTTGTCGGTTGATACTACTGCAAAGACTGTGAGTTTTATTAAAGGTTACTAGAAGGAGATTATTTATGAAGAGTTGGAAGATTGTTTTTTTTGTTTTGGCTTTGGTTTTGGCTGTTGCTTTGTTTGCAGATAAGCGGGATGTGTTGTTGCCGATGGCTTTTGGTATGGCTGTGATTTCTATCAAGCGGGAGGATATTCCTGATGTGAGGCTTGGCTTCGATCTGTATACTCAAAGAGAGAATGGCAAGAAACTAAGTTTTGTGGAAGCGTTGGAAAAGTTGGAACGTGATAAGGGCTTTGTGCCTTCTGCGGAATTGGCTCAGGTTAGTGATGCGTGGTCAAGGCAAGTTTTTAAAGCGGGGATTGATTTGAAAAGTTCCGCTTCTTTGGTTGAGCAATTTTTTACTTCAAATGAAAATAAGGTTTTGTTTCCTGAATATATCCGTAGGAAAGTTGAAGAAGGTATGAAGTTTGATAAGCGTCAACTGAACTTGCCGGATGTGTATGCAGTGAAGACTGTTTTAGATGGTGCTTCCGAAATGCAACAGACTCTGGTTTTTGATGAAACGAAAACTAAGCTGGCTTTGATTGCTCAAGGTTCGGAGATGCCAACTGTAAGTGTTACCACCGGTGAGAAGGCTATCACGTTATTTAAGGCAGGTCGGAAAGTCGTTTTTACGTATGAGGCTTTGCGAAGGTCTTCTTTACTGAGAGCAGGTTTGTTTTTCAGTGAGATTGGGAAACGGATTGGGCGTCAAATGGTTTTGAGAGCTTTGGAAGTTATGAAAGATGGTGATGGTAATAGCAATGCTGCTACACCCATTGATACTGCGACAACCACTTGGAAGTATGATGACCTTTTGCAATTGTTATACGGTGATTTTTCTGATGGCTATGAACCGACGCATCTTGTCATGAACAAAAAGATGTTTTTGAAAATCTTTACCGATAAGACTAACTTTGCACAAATGCAAACTCCGGGTGTTTTAGAAAAATTTTTAAGAACCGGTGAACAGGAAGACTTGTTAGGTGTAGTTTGGAAAATTCATAATGACATTGCCGACGAGACCATTTACGCTTATAACAAAAATCTTTGTCTTGAATACTATGAAGAGAAAGGTAGTTCGATTGTTGAGACTGATAGAATTATTTCTAACCAGACTGAAATTGGCACTATCTCAAGGAACTTGAACTTCGGTGTTTTAGATGCGAAAGCTAGAGTGATTAAGGTTAAGAAAGTTTAGGTAATCTTGGAATCTTGAAATCTTGGAATCTTGGAATTGTTGAACGATGATAGATTGTTAATGGATAATTGATAATTGTTCAATCTTGAAATCTTGGAATCTTGGAATTGTTGAACGATGATAGATTGTTAATGGTTAATGGATAATTGATAATGGATAATTGTTCAATCTTGAAATCTTGAAATCTTGGAATCTTGGAATTGTTGAACGATGATAGATTGTTAATGGATAATTGATAATGGATAATTGATAATGTCAGTTGTCCATTGTCGGTTGTTTTTATTTGGAAGAGTAATTTTTACGGTTTGTTTACTGTTGTACAAATTACTCTTCTATATAAAAACTGATTGGAATAAAAAATGTATAACACGATAGAAGATTTGAAAGTTTTGTGTGGTAAGTCGCCGGATGATTTTGGTATGGATGATTCTACTTTGTTGTCTGATGGGAAAACTCAGTGGACTTTGTTTTTAGAAAGTGCTTCGGAATTTGCCTTGATGAAAGTTCGGGCTTGGGGTTTTGAGAATGCTGATATTAGCAAGTTGAAACAAGCGGAAGTTTATCTGGTCAAGGCTTATCTATCGAGAGAGTTTTATAGCCAGTCTATTAACGATGTTGCCTCGATTAGTTTGGTTGGTGTGCAGAGTGTGACTATGCGTAAGACTTCGATGGAAGAACTCAATTCGATTATCAAAGGTTTTGTAGATGCTGCGTATAACTTGCTTCAGGTTACGGTTGTTAGTGATGTGGGTAGGGATTATGTGTTGGTGGTTTAGAAGCGAGGAGCGGGAAGCGAGAAGCGAGGAGGGGAGAGAGAATTTTGAATGCTGTTAAAACTTTGAAGCGAGAATTTGTTAAGAATAGCAAGGACTTTGTGACCTTCCTAAAACCGACTGGTGTTTCTACAGGTCGAGTGAAGGCTACTGCAAAAAAAGAGTTTTCTGTTTGGTGTCATATTAAAGGGATTTTTGTTATCCAAAAAAATGAGATTGGTAGAAATGTCGGTGAGATTCAAGGATATAGTTACAAGTTTCATTGTTTGAAAGAAAACTGGGATATTGAAATTGACCAAACGTTTCGAGCTGTCTATGGTTTGCATTCGGATATGCTGTCTATAAAACTGAATGACCATTGGTTGATTTCTACGATAGAATTTAAGAAGCTCTTACAATACGATTATGGTATTTATGTAATTGGTTTGGAGAAGGTTAAGACGGGAAAATTGATAATTGATAATGGGGAAAGCGAGAAGCGGTAAGCGAGAAGCGAGAATGAAGAATTGTTAATTGATAATGGATAATTGATAATGGGGTTTACGTTTACTGATACTTTTGGTCCGCATTTGTTACGGGTGATGGATCGGTTTGAGAAAGACTTAGATAAGGCTACGGAAAAGAATGCGTTTCTTTTGCAAGCGAACATTATTAAGGGCATTCGAAACCAAGTGTATAAGTCTCAATGGGCTGCACTGAAAGAAGCAACTATCGCAGCTAAAAAGAGAAAGAACTTGTCTAACTTGACCTTAGTTGCTACAGGTGATCTGTCCGGTTCGTTTGAAGTGGTGTCTACCAGTCCGAAAGTTTTTCATGTTGGTACGAATAATGTTTATGCAAGGGTTCATGAGTTTGGTTATGCTCCGCGTAAGATTCCTGCTCGTCCTTACTTTAGACCGGCTTTGAAAGATAGCTCGGAAGGTATGAAAAAGAATTGGAAGGAAGCGTTTAAGGCGATCTTGAAATCTTGAAATCTTTAAAACTTGGAATTGTTAAAACTTGGAATCTTTAAAACTTGGAATCTTTAAAACTTGGAATCTTTAAAACTTGGAATCTTTAAATCTTGGAATCTTTAAAACTTGGAATCTTTAAATCTTGGAATCTTTAAAACTTGGAATTTGTATGGAGGTGGTATGATTTTTACGTATAGACTTGATGCGGATAAGAATCCGGTTTTGTGTGATTTTTCTGAATATGTTCAGTTTTTGAACAATAAAGAAAATCTGATTCAAAAAACAGAAACGAAGGGACATTGTATTTCTACTGTTTTTTTGGGCTTGACTTCTTTTTTTGAAACCTCTGTTTTTTGTGGTGACGAAATAATCTGGACAGCTATGGATAACTCATTTCAGAAATCTATTGATTCTCATGAGATTGCTTGTAAGATGGTTAATGACAAGAGGAGTGTAGATTTATGGATAAAGAATCTATTATAAATATTATCGAATCTATTATCAATGAAGTGGTTGATTGTAAAACTGCTAATAAAAATTGGGTAGTTTCTAAACAGATTTTATTTCAATACGCAGGTAAAGAAAGCCAGTTTTATCAAGAAATTCTTAAAATAGAAAATCAACTTGGTGATAGGCTTTTTATAGATACCAAGGCATATTGGATACGGGAAATTATGGGTTCTTATTTGCTATATTTGAAAACAGGTTTAGATAACGGTTTACCCATAGAACAAAAAGCTGAGTTAGATACATTATCTCGAATATTGAATCAAGCTGGTTTATTGATAGATGATATGTCCGTTCATCATGCTGTGATTGCAGTTATTATAGGAGCTGCTTTAGAAGACTTTCTTAGATGCTGGGTTCGTGATATTGGTAAAATTGACGAGATTAAAGGTGATGGCTCTATTGAAAAATATAAACAGATTTTATACGCTAACCAATTGTTGGAAAAACATGAGATGAAAGACATTGAGGCTATTGCAACTAGACGCAATGAAGCAGCTCACGGTAATTGGGATAAGGTAGGCAGTAGAGAAATGGTTAGGTTTGGCTATGAACATGTTAAACTTTTTATCCAAAAAAGAAATTATACGAAGGTTTTCTGATGCGAAAGGCTCATATTGATTATTTGAAAAGTTTAGCGGGTGCAGTTGTTTTAGATGGCGTAAATCCGTTTGTGGATAATTTTTTTGAAGTGCAACCTCCCTTGGATAGCTTTCAGGAGAAAGTTCCGTTTTGTGTGGTGGGTTATAATGCTGTTCAAAATAATTTAGATAAACGGTTTAAAATTCAAAATCGAATTAACCCTGTTTATAATGACGACGGTACTAAAACCCTTCGCTATGTTAAACGTCATTTTTCGCAAAGGTTTGTTTACCAATTGGATTTTTGGTTAGATACACCGGATGCGGATATTTTGTCTCAAGCGGAAGACATGGGTATTTTAGATCAGTCTCTTTTGTATCTATCGTCGCATCCAACGATCACCAGAGTTGTAAACGATGTTTCGATTGCTATCGAGCTTGATGTCGGTTCTTCCGGTATTGTCACTGACCCCGCGGGTGAGTTAGGTTTATACAAATTGTTTCTTGAAGTTGTTTTTAACGATGGTCTTTGGGAGATTGTAAATGAACCGTCGATGGCAGGTGTTTCTATCAAGATTGTTCCTCCAGTGGAAGTGGAAGAAATAATTGATAATGGATAATTGATAATGGATAATTGATAATGGGGAAAGCGAGAAGCGAGAATGCGATATCTTTAAATTTGAAGATTTCAAGATTTCAAGATTGGAAGATTTAAAGATTTTCTATCGGAAATAACGACCTTATTAAAAAACCTCTTTTGTAAGATACTATAGTATATCTTATAAAGGAGGTTTTTTAATGCCTACAGGTTATGTTTCTACTACGCATGTTAGCGGTGGGATGGTTTTCAGTGATGTTATTCCTGACCGTGTGCATTTAAAAATTGGTGTTGCTGAAGGTGGTGAAGTAAACAAAGTTTATGAAGTTGCCAACTTTACGCAAGCCAAGAATTTTTTTCAAAAAGGTATTTTACTGGATTCTCTTCAGCAATATTTTGAGGAGTTCGATGAGTCTCTTGGTCAAAAACCCGTTCCTGTTTTGTGTGTTAGACCTGTAAACGATGTCCCCGGCATTGTGAACACACCCTCTAAAGTTGGAACAGGTTTGGCAACTGCTTCTGTTAGCGGAACTCCTACAGGAAATAGAACTGTTAAACTTCTCATTACTAAAGCGGGTGCCAGTGGTGTTGCTGAATATAGAAAGTCTGTTGACGGTGGTTCCACTTTTGGGTCTACTTTGGTTACGCCTGCTTCCGGTTCTGCTATTGCTTTAGATGTTGGTGCTACTATCACGTTTACTGATGCGGTTACACCCTCTGATTCTTTTAAAGTTGATGATGTTTGGACTGTTATTATTGATGCTCCTTCTGCTAGTGCTTCCGAATTTTTAGTTTCTTTAAATGCTGTCAAGCGTGAATATCGTTCGTATTGGATTCATGTTATCCATCCTGCCGATAGAGCTTTTGCAGTTTCCGTGAATACCATTCTTTTGGAAATGGAAACTGATCACAACTTACCTTCCTTTGCTATTTTAGAAGTTCGCACTAAAGAAGACGCAGAAAGTGTCGCAGACTATTTTCAATTTTTGATTGATGAGTTTGATCCGTTCTTTAGTGACCGTGTTTCTATTGTTGTTAGTGAGGGTCGTTATGTTGCAGGTGGTATCGAGGCTCAAGGCGGTTATGAAATTTTGCGTAGCTTGTCTGTTCCTATCGGTGTTTGGAAAAATGCAGCGACTCTTTTAACTGCGAAGCTGGCAAGCGGTGCCGTGAATGTGAGTGCTGCTTACGTTATGGAAAAACGTTCATTGACTGTGAATGAAATTCGATATTGGAATGAAGGCTACAGGGACTGGATGGATCTTTTGCATGACAAGCGTTTTACTGTTTTAAAAGAATACAATGACTACGAAGGTGTTTTTGTCGCAAGAGATAGAATTAAGAGTTTGCCGGATTCTGACTTTGCTGAGATACCTGAGCGTCGTCGGGCAGACAAGATGCACCGGATTGTTTACCGTGAAAGCATTCCTTTCTTAAATCAAGATTCTAATTTAAACTCTGGTAGCGGTGGTATCAAATACATCAAGGCTGTTGTAGATGCCAAAGTTTCTTCTGAAATGGAAGTGAATGGCAAGCAAGAGATTTCTAAGCATGAGATTGAGTTTGACCCAAACAAGAATTTTATCCTGACTAACATCTTAGAGGCTAAGTTGAAAATGTTTGTTGCTGGTAGAATTAAAGCGATTGAATGGACGACCTCTTTCGCTAGTACAAATTAAGGAGATTATTTTTTATGGCAAATCCGAATTGGGGTGTTGAGGTTATTCCGGAAGCGTTAAACTGGGAAAATTTCAAACTTACGTTTTATGGTACACAGATTGTTAAATTCAGCCAATTCTCTTTTGAAGAGAAAGCTGATATTGCAGTGACTATTGGTATGGGTGGGATGCCTGTTAGCTGGTCTAAAAAGAAAATTGAATTTGATGCGAAATGCACTTTGCATGTAGACGAGATGAAAGTTTTGACTACACTTGCAGTTACTTGGGGAGGTATGCTAACTATGTTACCTCCTGCTCCGTTGACTGCGGAATGTGCAGTTGGAAGTTCTAACTTTTCGTTAATTATTCCTGCTATTAAAATTAAAAGTGCAAAGTATGACTTTAAGCAAGGGGATGATAAAACGGAAGTTCCGTTGGACTTGGTTGTTTTAGGCTTTCCACGGATTACTATGCTTTAGTTAGTTTTGAGTTTTGAGTTTTTAGTTTTGAGACGCTCGTAAAGCGTCTTTACGAATAAGGATAAGGAGTTTTATTTTGGAAAATTTGAATGCGTTTCAAATGGTTAGCGAGATAGATAACGCTAAGGGGCAGTTGCCGGTTGAGTATGAACCTGTGGATGATGTTTTTTTAGATAAGTATAACGGTCCTATCCAAACGCTAAAAAACATCTTTGAAAATAAGGGCGGTGTTCACCATGCTGAGGTAGAGGGTTATTCTATTTTGTTTAGGGTTCCGTCGCAGAAGCAGTATTCCAACATTAGAAAGAGAGGTGAAAAATTAGATGGGTTTGAAACGGACTTGATGCTTTTGGGAGAATGCTTGCTATATCCAAGAATGGATATTGTTCAACAATGGATTAGCTGCGGTAAATTTGGATTAGTGACTGCATTTACTCTTGCAATTATTAAAGAAACTAAAATGTATCAAGAGGCTTCCGTAAAAAAGCTATAGGAGAGTATCGCACAAAATTAAAAAAAGAGGGTGGTGGAATTGAATTACTTTCCCATCGGTTTAATCTGCCACCTTGTAAAAAAAACACTCGTTCGAGACTAATGCGTATTGCTGAACTCGAATATCTGATCGAACTTGAAGTAAATATGATTGCAAAAGGAATCGGTAGGGCTTATTTTGGTGAGTAAGGGAAGTATAAATTACTCTCCCATATTTTTTTAGGAGACTTTATGAGTGATGATAAGAGAAAGAATAGTTTTATTGCAGGTTTATTAGAATCCTTTAGCGATCTTCTTTTGTGTGTTACTATTTTTCTTCCACCTTTATATTTCTGGATCGTTTTTCGATCTCCTTCTTATACTACGGATCAAAGAATTTATCGGTTTTTTCTGTTTTTTATTATGTATGGCTTCGGTTATTTTATGAGCCAATATTTTAGTGGGGAATAATGTCTGATACATCTTCTGTTTTTACTCTAGGCGTTGTCGTTAGTTTGGTTGATAATGCTACACGCTATTTGAATGATATGCAAGGTCACTGGAAAAGAATAACTGGTGATTTGAAAGGTGTCGATTCTGCCGTTAAACAGGTTGAGGCATCTATTCATAAGTCCATTCAAGGTGCGACTATGCTTGCAGGTAGTTTAAAATTGGGTGGAGTGATGTTCGGTCCAAGTGTAAAGGATGCCATTGATTTTGAAAAGTCTTTGGCTGTTTTACAAGGGACTTCCAAGGCAACCTCTAAGGAAATGAAAGAACTGGAAAAGGCTGCTATCAAGGCAGGGCTTGCTACTGAATGGTCTCCCAAAGATGCTGTAGCTGGCTTGACCTCTCTTAGTTCTATCGGTATGAATACTGCACAAAGTATGAAGGCTTTAATACCCGCTATGGAAATGGCTACTGCTTCTGCCGGTAAACTAAAGATAGATGATACTGCACGTCTCTTGGGCATGACAATGAATGCGTTCGGTCAGTCTGCGGATAAGGCTTCTTCTGTTGGAGATGTTTTGGTTAGAACAGCACAACTTGCAGCATTCGGTATGGAAGACTTGGAGTCTGCGTTTAGAGCCGTAAATGGTGTGGTGGGTTCGTCTAACCAGAACCTGACTACAGTGTCGGCAGTTATGACTGGCATTAGAAACCAGGGTAAGAGTGTTGCTGAAACAGGTGAAGCTGTCAAAATGTTTTTAAACCAGTTAAGAGATATTCCTGTAGATAAAAAGGCTCAGGCTGTTTTGAAAGACCTTGGAGTTTCTGCAACCTATACTTCCGGTACCATGAAAGGTAAACTAAGAGATGTCATTGATATTATGGCAGACTTAGATAAAGCTATGACAGGTAAGGGCTGGATTCAGGAAAAACGAGGAGCTGCAATTTTTGACTTAGTGGGTAGAGATGCAGCATCCGCTTTTGATATGGTTATGAATTCTTCTATTGAAGTAGATGGTAGGTTGCTGAAAGGAGTTGATGCAATTCGTTATTTTAAGGGAGAATACCAGAAAGCGGGAGGCTCTCTGAAAGAATATGCGGATATTCAGAAGAACACTACTGCGGGGTCAATTCAATTGCTGAAGGGAAATTTTGAGACCATATCTATCTTAATTGGTCAGACCTTCTTGCCTACTATTGCTAGGACAACAAATGCTTTTGTTGGCTTATTAGGTCCGGTAGTTGCGTTTTTAGATAAACATAAAAGTTTTAAAGAAACTATCGTTTGGGCTACATCGGGCTTAGTGGCAACTATTGCTTTGGTTGGTGCTATTAAATTGTTTGCAGGTGCTATTGGTCTGGTTTCCGGTCTTTCTAAAATTGCTACTGCAATGACTGTTGCGTATGGCTATTCTGTGAATGCCCTTAGCTTAGGCTATGCGTTGCTTACTAAGTCTGAAATTACGAATGCTTCTGTAGGTAAGATGAACATAGGTCAAAGAGTTGTTTTGAACGCGGTTACATGGGCAAATACAATGGCAACCGGGGTAAACGCAACTGCACAGCATTTAGGTTCTGCGGCTATGTTAGCGGGTTCTGCTGCGGCAGGTGCATCGGGTATTGCTAAAGTAGCGTTGACTGCCAAGACAGGTGCTTTAACCGTAGCTCAATGGGCTTTGAATGCTGCTTTTTTAGCGAACCCGATCACATGGGTTGTTATCGGTATTGTTGCTTTAGGGGCTGCTGTTTATGGCATTTACAAATACTGGGATGATCTTGTAGGCGTTGTCAAAAAAGCATGGAGAGCTATACAAGACTTTTTTGGTATCAAGCCTTCCGAGGAAGATACGCTATCTGCTCAAATCGATAAATATGATTCTAAATTAAAGAGCCTTGAAGAAAAAAAATTGAAATACCAAAAGATGGGCTTTAGTGCAGATTCCGAAGATATGAAATCTTTAGACTCTCAAATTAAAATTACAAAAGGTCAAAAAGATTCTACTGCCAGTGTTCTATCCGGAACTCAAAATTATAATGATAGAATTAAAGAAATCGATGCTCAAAAAAAGCTTGCCGAAAGCGAATTGAAAAACGCTAAGAGAGGTGGAGATTCTTCTGCTGTGTCTTCTTTAGAAAGTCAACTGAAAAAGCTGGAAACAGAAAAAAACAATGTATCCAAAAACCAATTTATCAAAGATGCACAAATTGATAATATTCATAAAGGCATTGAAGAAATTAAACACACAGACCAAGCAGTTAAAAACTTGGGGCAGTCTATCAATGAAGTTGACTTTACTAAACTAAACCCGCAAGCAATGGTCAGTAAAAGTAATGAAGCCATGAAAAAGATGCAAGAGCAAGCCTGCTGCTTCGGGAACTCCGGGAATCGTAAAATACGCACAGGAAAACAGGGATCATATGAATAATTCTGATGCGAAAAAAGGACCGTTATCAACTGTCAGCAAGGGTGGTGTTGCATTAGTTACGACCTACGAAAAAGGTATCGAGACGGGTTTAGAACGTTCGGATATTATGGATGACTTCGGTAAGAACTTTACACCGATAAAGCCTTCTTTATCTAAGGTCGGTTCTTCCAACCAGATGGATAACCAGAAAGCTGGAAGTAGCGGTGGAAATGTATATTTGTCGATAGGTAGCTTGATCCA